ACTAGCATCATAGGAAAAAATATAAACGTTTTTTACACCGCCTATATTATTTCTGCAAAGTATTTCTTTTCTTCCGTTTGTTAATACGCTCATCAATCTGTTTTAAATAGATTTCTAATTTTTGTTTGTGTTCTTCTTTAATCTTATATTCTGTTTTATCCATCTATTCTAATTATAAATATTCACCGTTTGTACCAGAACCACCACCAGCATACATACCACGTTTAGGTGTTTCGTTTAACGGTAAATACCAACCACTTATTGTTGATACTTCACGTGGATCAACATCGTAATGATTCGGTTGGCTATCATCGTATTCTGGAATGTTTTTATCACACAAATAACGTTCCATGCGTTCAATATAAACATCAGCTTTGCTTTGTGCGTTCTTTGCTGAATATTGTATATCTTCTAAATTAGATGGTGATGCATTTTCTGGGCTGTTTGTGAAACTTCCAGTATTCATAGCTAACACAACACTATCACGTAAATATTGTGCAAATACACTATGCCATAATACAGGTTTGATATACTTGTTGTATAACTCTAAATAATCATCAGCTAAGTTATTTGTGCCACCCTCGTTATAGTCTGTTACTATTTTTTCATATAATGCAGTACCTAACGATGGCTCTAATATTAAAACCTCAACATCAGTAAGTAAATGTATAAATTTATCTACATCAACATTGCCACCCATTGACGTATTTTGCTTTATTTCGTATGCTGTTATTAAACCCATATTATCTATTATTGTGTGGTTTTACACTAACGTTTGTATTATTAGTTGGTACTTTATAGCCTTTACGCCTTGCATCTGATGTACTGATTTTCTTAGCCAATGGACTATTGACATCTACACCACCACCACGTTTTAAATATATTTCACGTTGCCATTGATGTTTACAAGTTCCGTTTGGATATTTAGCTGACATTTTACCGCCACCTTTCCAAAGCCATATTGAATAAGAATTAGAACCACCTTTACCAAAGCCATCATTGATACCGCTACGTTCCATTTGTAGTATATCTTCTTTACGATACAACTTGTTTGCAAACATCATTTTACGACAAAACTCACGCTCTGGTAATGGATTACCAACGTATCTATAACGTATAGCAATATCTTCACTATCTTGTTCACTTTTTGCGTTTGGTCTAGCAACACCAGTAGATGTAGCAAACTGTATGCTTTCATAAATTAAATCATCAGTTTCATAATCAACTTCATTAACAGCTAATAAAAACCAATCACGTTCTGGCAAATCTTCACCAAATGTTATTAAGTGTTCTGCTAACTCTGGCGTAGCTTCGTTTTCATCAGCTAAACAAATATGTTGTGATAATTCTACTTCTTCTTCTAAATCTTCAACTGCGTTATCTTCTACAACTATTTCTTGTTCTACTTCTTCTGTTGCATCTACATAACTATCACGTAAAGGTAAAAACTCTAAATCCGTTTCTAAACTCGCTAATTCTAAAGCTGGTTTAATAGCATCTAAAAATTGTTCTTGTTTTGGTGAAATCTGATAATCTTGTAATAACTTAGATGCTACATTTAATTCATCTGCATTAGAACCAAAACCAGTAGCACTAGACATACCGAATAGTAACGGACTTGTTACACCATGTGCAGTTATTAATTGATATTTTGCATCTTCACGTAAACTTTCCCATTGATTATGTGCATCATTAACATCTAATTTTTCTATTGTTACTTCTGCATCTTTACCATCGTTAAATGATAATATGAATTTACCAGCGTTTGGTGAACCAGTTAATTTTTGTTTAATACGAAATTCAATATCAGCTTTTTGTTCTTCTGATAATGCACCGCCATTGTTCATATTAATTACATAACCAAAACTAAGACCGTTCTGTATGTGATTAATACTAAAGTTAGATATTTCTTCTTCTATTTCTGCATATTGCAACCCAGCCATGTAATCTGGATAACTAAAATAAAAACTACCACTCTGATACGGTTTGTATAAAAGTATCATTTCTTTTTCAGTCATTTTACCTTTAAAAATAGGCATTGGTTGTGGTCTGTATTTTTGTGTGTTAGACCAATCAAAAGAATAATAAACATTATCTATTTCGCCTTTGTCGTTAGCTTTTTCCATTGCTAACTTATCAACAGGAAAATGTTTCATCATCGCAATACCACCACCAACAGAACGCACTAATTTAATTGCAAACATTCCGAATAGTTTACAATCTTTTAGTGTTTTGCGTTGTTCTTGTTTACTGAATAGTTCGTTTAATTCATCATATAAATTTGTTTCACCTTTTTTTACGATACCTTGACCGTATAAAAGATTACTATAAACATTTATTATGCTTTCATTTGTTGGAGAACCGTTATATCTATCTATAACGTAATTAAAAAAGCTGTTATCTTTTCCATTTGTTACCCATTTACGACCATAATTTTCTTGAATATCTGGTTTAACGTAATTAGATAATTGAAATAACTGTATATTACTATTCATTTTACTCATTTGTAAAGTATATTTTACCTCTAAATAACACGTTTAACGCACTATCTACAACTTTGTATGTATATTCATCACCTTGTTTATAATCTTCGATAATAGGTATTTGTAATTGGTTCATATTAGCTTCAATCTGTGATAGTGTTTTAGTAACACTAATTGTACTAGATGTATTATAATTTTCGTTAGTTAATATAACATCATAATCATCAGTAACGCCATAGTCACGTAAAACAACGTTTATATTTCTACTTCCTGTTAATGTTAGAACTCTCATAATAATATAACAATATAATCAATTTTTTGTTTAATAAGTACAAAAAAACCCTATAATAAAACAGGGTTTTTCATCAATTAAATCAATATGAAAATATAAACACTACGGATTAACGTTAGTTGCACTTACAATAGCATCTAATGCTGTTATAGTTGCTGCATCTAATGATGGTGCTGGTAATACTTCTGTACTTGTTAAAGTAAGATTATAACCGTTAAATTCAGCTTTAGCACCACCAGATTGTATGTCACCAGTTGCTACTGTACCATCAGAAATACCTTGTATTACACGTCTACCATCACGAAATTGGATTATAACCAATGGTCTTGATTTCACTATTAATGCCAATTCATTAGAACTAGCGGTTGTTTGTTTTTTTAATGCTACTGTTAGCACTTGCTCATATACAGATGTACCAGCGTTCTGGTCTGCTGTAAATGTTTCAACAAATGTATTACCATCTGCTAAAAGTTCGTATTTAAACACCTCTGTTAAAGCCACGTCTATTGCTGTTGCTTCACCAGCTGCTACGGTAAAAGCATCTTCCAAGTAGTCTGCTAAATAGATAGCTTTTATGCCACCGATTGCATCTCTACATGGTTCTGTTCTTCCGCTTGTTAATGCACACGCCATATTATTATTATGTTTTTAAAATAAAAAAGGTGGTAGTTTGCTTTTAAACTTACCACCTTAGTTATTGGTTAATTAATTATTCTTAGTTAGCTACGTTTGTAATACCGTAAGTAATTATATCAGAAACGTTACCGTACTGAATACCATCACCCCATTCCATTACAACGTGTACGTTATCAGAACCATCAATCATAGATTGGTCAAGTAAACGAACTTGTGAACCTAAAGATAAATCTTCGATACCGTACCAAAGAACACCGCTACCTGTTGCTACCATAACATCATCAGATAAACCAGCACATTCGATAAGTGGAACACCTTGAAAAGTCATTTGTGCTTCTCTTTCGTTGTATAAATCTGCTGCACCTAAAGCTGCTTGTGCTTGGATATAGAATTTCTTAGCTGCTGTTGATATTCTGATTGCAAAACCTGGCATATTATAAATAACTTTTCCAGATGCAGATAATACTTTACCTAATTCAGCAACAATATTAGCTGCACTTAATGTAGTACCAGCTACTTCGTTAGCTGCTGGTAAGTTAGCATCAGCAGTTAATAATGCTTCAAAACCATCAAATTCACCACCAGTACCGTTAGCACCTTGCCAAATAACATTTTCTCTTGATGCAGCAACGTTAGATGCTACTAATGCACCTAAATAGCTTTCAAAAGAACCTGTAAATCTTCCAGCACTATAAAGTGATTGCCAAACTGGTCTGTAAGTCTTTTTACATAGTTTCATGTTTACTTCAAACTTTTCAGTTGTAAGTACTCTATCAGCAATAGTAATAGTACCGTTATCAGTAAAATCACAAGTTGCATCTTGTACAATACCAGATAAATTTACGTTTGGTACGTTCCATTTGTAAGGTACAGTTTGTACTACTTCAACACCACCGTTTTCAATAGTAGTTGGTGCAAGTAAAGCAGCAGAAATAAATCTACCAGCATCAGCACCAGCATAGTTAGAACTGATTGTTTCAGTTGTTGCTAATTCAATTTTTGTTTTTTCCATTTTTCTAGTTGTTAAAATTAGCAAAAACACGTTCAGCTATTGATGCTGGTCTGTTCTTACCGTAATTGTAGTTATTGTTTGTTGTTTGTTTAGTTTCTGGTGTAACGCTTACACTTTCAGTTTCTGGTTGTTTGTTTAGTTGTGCCTTTAACTCTGTAATAGTTTCATCTTTTGCAGATAATTGTTTAGACATTTCTTCTTCATAAAGACCCAGTTCTTTACGTAGTTCTTCAAGAATTTCAGCTTTTAAAGCATCTACATCAAATGCAGCATCTTCTTTAACTTCTTCTTCTTTGTCATCTTCCATAAGTTCGACAGTTTCAACTTGTTTTACTTCTTCTGCTAATTCAACAGCTTCTTTAACTTCAACATTAGCAACTTCATCTGTCGCATCTGTATTTAGTAAAGATTTAAAAGTATCACGTATTTCTTCCAATACGCTTTTTTTAACTTCTTCAGTCATTTGTTGTTTATTTAATGTTAATTGTTCTAAACCTAGTAAAGCATCAATAGAAAACCCTTTAAAAGTTCCGTTTGTTGCTTGTTCATAAATTTCATCTGATACTTTAGCCATTGCAACCCATGTACCTTTTGAATATTTTTTACCGTATAATGCAGACTTATCTATTTTTTCATCTTCTACTTGCCAACTTTCAACAAATGAAACATCAGAAAGCTGAACTTCATGTTCTGCACTACTATTATTTTGATTACCTCCTTTAATAAAATTATGTGCTAACTTTCCAATCGTTTCATCTGTAAACGTTATGTAAAATTCATTACCATCTATATTGCGATAAATCTTTTTATTTGGAATAAGCACAGCACCTAAAAGTAATTTCTTTTTTTCATCAATAGCAGAAAATTCCACTATTTTCTTTTGCTCTGAAAGTGCTATAAATTCATCTTCCATTGCTGGGTTTTCAACTAAGGAAATTCCGTAAACTCCCTCTGTTTCACCCTCTTTAAATACTGCTTCGTAAACTGGTATCATATTAATATAACAATTTTTTAAATTATTTGTTTAAAATTGAAATAAATTTCTTATATTTGATTTATATTTGTGATTGATTTGGGCATCTTTCACTTTTTATTATATTTTTCATAATATTTGATTTTAGTTAGAAAGCACCAAGCATTAATTTGTTTGGTGTTTTTTTTATCCTACTGTTGCAGTTGCTTGAGTTTGATTATCTAGTTCTTGTTGTGATGTAACTTCACTACCTACAAC